AAGAGACGCTAGACAATCTCGAAGCCGACGGCTTCCCGGTTGAAGCGTTCCCGACCAACTCACTGAAGCGAATGATTCCGGCGACTCAGGCCGTGTACGACGCGTGCCGTGACGGTCGGCTTTGCCATGACGGCAACCCGGCTCTTGCCCGGCACATCGGTAACGCCGTCCTGAAGGAAGACAAGAACGGCGCCCGGGTCACGAAGGAATACGCGGCAAGCCGTCGAAAGATCGACCTTGCTATTGCCATGGTGCTAGCCGTTCACGGCGCTGTGATGTGGCGCGAAGACAACGGCGCTCACGTCGGCACGGCGATTCTCGCCACGTGGGAAGGCGACGACGGGCAGGTGTTCACGTCCGGTTACGCCGACGATTCTGACGACTTCTTCTCTGATATCTGACCCGACTACTCACGTGAGTAGTCGACCGAAGGGGGCACTGTGCGCGTTTGGCAATCCGCCTTCGGGTGGCTCATGGGACACGGCGACGAAGCTGAGGCTGAACGCGCCTGGGAACCGTACGACCCGACCTTGTACAGCCTGGGCAGTACGGCGGCTTCAGGTGAGCGTGTAACGCCGCACGAAGCCCTTCAGGTGTCGGCGGTCTTCGGGTGCGTCCGTCTCCTGTCAGAGACGATTGCAACCCTGCCGCTGACGTCGTACAGCAAGCGGGGCGGATCACGCCGAGAGATCACGTCGCCGGAATGGCTCGACTACCCGAACGCCGAACCCGGCGGCATGGGTCGAATCGACATTCTGTCTCAGACGGTTCTTTCGCTTCTCCTTCAGGGGAACGCGTTCCTTGCCGTCCGCTGGGCTGGGCCGAACATCGCTGGGCTTGACGTGCTCGACCCGACGAAGATTCACGTTCACATGGTCATGGTCGACGGCCTACGCCGGAAGGTGTTTGAGGCGTACGACATTGACGCCGACGGGAACGAAGTTCTGTTGGGTTGGTTCACGCCGCGCGACGTCCTTCACATTCCCGGGATGATGCTTCCCGGTGAGTTCGTCGGTTGCTCCCCGATCACCTACGCGCGTGAGTCCATCGGTCTTGCGCTTGCGTCTCAGAAGTACGGCAGCAAGTTCTTTGCGAACGGCGCCATGCCTGGGGCAGTGGTTGAGGTGCCCGGCACGATGAGCGAAGAGGGGCTTGCACGTGCGCGTGAAGCGTGGCGTGCCGCTAACTCCGGGGTCGACAACGCGCACCGCGTAGCGCTTCTCACTGAAGGTGCGAAGTTCTCGAAGGTCGCCATGTCGCCGGACGAAGCCCAGTTCCTTCAGACACGTCAGTTTCAGGTGCCGGAGATTGCGCGCATATTCGGCGTGCCCCCGCACCTGATCAGTGATGCAACCAACTCGACGTCATGGGGCAGCGGGCTTGCTGAACAGAACATTGCGTTCAGCATGTTCAGCCTTCGTCCGTGGCTTGAGCGGATTGAGTCCGGCTTTAACCGGTTGCTCTTCGCTGAGACTGCCGACCGTATGAAGTTCGTCAAGTTCGACCTTGACGAAATTAAGCGTGGCGCCCCGAAGGAACGAATGGAGCTTTGGAGCCTGGGCCTTCAGAACGGCATTTACAGCATTGACGAAGTGCGTGCCGCTGAAGACTTGCCGCCCCTTCCTGACGGACTGGGTGAGAAGTACCGGGTGCCGCTGAACCTGGGCGACGTTGACGAAGAGTCGAAGCCCGAACCGGCGCCTACTCCCCCAGCGATCGAAGCCCCTGCACCTGAGCCGGACGCCGAAGAGCCGGACGCGAAGCCGGACGAAGAGCCGGACGACGAAGGGGAAAACAAGGATGACGGAGACGCGTGAATTTCGCGTTGCCGTCGGAGCACTTGAAGAGCGCGCGTCGGAAGACGGGCGCATTTCTATGCGCGGGTATGCGTACCGGTTCAACGAACTGAGTCAAGACCTGGGCGGCTTTCGGGAACGCATTGTTCCCGGGGCCGGTGCTCCGTCGCTGCGACAGAACGACGTGTATGCCACGTTCAACCACAACTCATCGGCGTTGCTGGGGCGTACTTCGTCCGGCACGCTGCGAGTCGGTGAAGACCGCGAAGGCGGTTGGTACGAGATTGATCTACCGAACACGACGGTTGGTCGCGACGTTGCTGAGCTTCTGAAGCGGGGCGACCTTCAGGGGTCGTCGTTCACGTTCCGGGTGCTCGACGGCGGGCAGCGACGTGCCGAGAACGACGACACGGAAACGGGTCTTCCCATTCGGGAGATCACGGCCATGGACGTCAGGGAGCTGGGCCCGGTTACGAACCCTGCCTATCTCTCAACTCAGGCTTCTCTTCGCTCGATTGAAGAAGTCCTGAACATCGGGGAGTTCGCGCCCCCGGCTTCTGACGAAGTGCGCGATTCCCAGCCGGACGGCGACACAGCCCCGGCTTCTCACCCTGACGCGCGTGCCCTAGTCCGCGCGCTTTCTAAGTAAGGAGTGTCCGCATGGACGCGACTACCCTGAGCGCCAACTTTGAGGCGCGCGAGCGTGCGACCGCTGAGCTTCGGGCGCTGACTGATGAGTTCGCCGGTAAGCCCATGGACGCCGACGCGACCGCGAAGGAAGAGCGGCTTCTGTCTGCCGTCGCTGACTTTGACGGCCGTATCAAGCGTGGCATTGAGGCCATCAAGGCGACCGACGCTGTGACTTCGCTTCTGTCGGGCCTTCAGGGTTCCGGCTCCGGCGCCCAGCGTTCCGCCGACGTTGACGACGACGCCACCCTTCGAGCGGGCAACCTGGGCGAAGCGCGTTCCTTTGAGTTCGCCCCGGAGAAGCGCGACGGCACGAAGGCCGGTAACCCGAACGTTCTGAGCCGCACCCTTTACGGTCAGCTCATCGCTCAGGCGGTCGAGCGTTCCGCGATCATGCGCGGCGGTGCGACCACGTTCACTACGTCCGACGCCAACCCGCTTGACTTCACTGTGATCACGGGTCGGTCGAGCGCTGCGATTGTCGGTGAGAACGGCGAGATTCCCGAGTCTTACCCGTCGACTACTCAGCGCAGCATGGGCGGATTCAAGTACGGCTTCGCGTCTGTCGTGTCGTATGAGTTCGCCACTGACCAGGTTCTTGACCTTGTCGGCTTCCTGGTTTCCGACGCCGGTCCGGCTATCGGTGACGCCATGGGTCGCCACTTCATCACGGGTACCGGTACCGGTCAGCCGCGCGGCATTCTGACCGACGCTTCTCCGGCCACTGCCACGTTCGGCGCGACCGCTGACGACTCGACTGTTTCCGACGCGCTGATTGACCTTTTCCATGAGGTGCCTTCGGCGTACCGGGCGAACGCGAAGTACGTTGTCAACGACGTGCGCGCGGCTCAGATGCGCAAGCTGAAGGACGCGAACGGTCAGTACCTGTGGCAGTCCGGTCTTACCGTCGGCGCCCCTTCGCTCTTCAACGGCAAGGTCGTTGAGACTGACGACGGCATGCCCGCGACGAAGATCCTGTTTGCCGACCTGAGCAAGTACCGCGTCCGCTTCGCCGGTTCGCTGCGTGTCGACCGTTCGGTTGACGCGAAGTTCAGCACTGACCAGATCGTTTACCGATTCCTTCAGCGTGCTGACGGCCTTCTGGTCGACGCGCGCGGGGCGAAGGTTCTGACTGTCGGTGCCTGAGCCTAGGTGTGGGGGCGCTCCGTCTACTCACGTGAGTACACGGGGCGCCCTTGCCCTGGGTCCCTTGGAAGGGGCTTAGCGTGGCGTACGCGACGATTGAAGAGCTTCGCGCGCTTGACGGGTTGGATGACGCTTCACTGTTTCCCGATGAGCTTCTGTCCGAAGCAATCGACTTCTCTGTTGAGACGGTTGAGGCGTACACGGGTCAGAAGTGGGACACAGCCGAGAACCCGACGCCGGAAACGATCCGGTGGTGTGTGCGCACCCTGGGGCGGCAATACGTGCTCGACCATGTGTCGCGCATTCCTGATCGTGCCCTTCAGCTTCAGTCTGAGTTCGGCTCGATTCAGCTTGCCCAGGCTGGGGGTAGTTGGCGCCCGACGTCGCTGCCCGAAGTGAACGCGAAGCTGAACCTGTATCGCGTCCGCCTTCCGTTCATCTTCATGTGAGGGGTTGCGCGTGGCGCTGATCTTTGACGCGAAGGTTGCACTGTTCAACGCACTGAAGGCCGCTGTGCCGACGGGCGTTCAGTGCACCTTCGCTGAGACGGGAGACAACTCCCGTAGAAAAGCTGTGTGGTTGGGGGCGACCACTGACGACGACCTTGCCCCAGCGGCTATGCGCTCCGGTGCGAAGCCGACCAACGTGACCGGCTACGTAGAAGCGCACGCCGTTGTCACGACCCCGGGAAACCCGATTGACGCTGAGCGTGCCGTGTACGAGATACGCGACCACGTGAAGACGGCATGCGCGGCACTGAACGCCGACCTTGTTTCGGTTCCCGGCTTGCTCGACGTCCGGCCGGAATCGGCTTCCGTCGAATCCACTGAAACCACTGACGGCGCTTATTCGGCGCTGACTGTTCGCGTCCGTGTTCGTGGGCGCGTCTACCAATAGAAGGGGGCGCACGCATGGCGCTTGACGCAAGCATTGGCATTGGGCGGGAAGACACTTACGGGACTCTGTCCGCCGTCGTTGAGGGATACGAGGGGCAGGCGGATAGCTGGAAGACCACTCGTGAGTTCATTGAGTCTGTCGGCTTCCGTGCCGGAATGCAGACTGCCCGCGCTGACCGCCGGAACGTGGTCAACATGGGTGGCGAAGGTGAGCTTGAAGTTGACCTTCTGGACGCCGGAGCCGGTTCCCTTCTGACGTCCGCATTCGACAAGGTCACGGTCACTGACACGGGCGGCGTTCGGACTACGGTCCTTGAGACGTCCGACGTGACTCAGGCGCCTTCGTTCTCGGCTCAGATGGTTCGCCCTGGGACCGACGGCACGAAGGCCGCGTACAAGCACAAGGGCTGTGTTGCAACTGAGTGGTCGCTGACCGCTGAAGTTGAAGAGGCCGTGAAGCTTGCTGTGACGTTCGACTTTCAGGACGTCGAGCACACGACCAACCCGGCTCAGATTGTCGCGCCGACGTACCCCCTGACGGCGTACCCGTACGACTGGACCCGGACCGGAGTCGAGCTTTCAAAGGACGGCAGCGCGGTCACGTTCGACGCCACTTCGCTTGAGCTTACGGGCGACCTGGGCATGAAGACGGACCGGCGCTTTCTCCGCTCCAATGAGCTGAAGAAGAAGCCGATTCGCAACGCTGTGCCGACGTACGAAGGCACCCTTGAGGGTGAGTTCAGCGCGTCGTCTCTGACCCTGTACGAAGCCTTCATTGCGGGTGATCTGTGCGCGCTGAAGGTTGAGTTCGTCGGCGTGCTGCCCGGCTCTTCGCTGACCGTTGAGGCTCCGGCGATTCAGTTCACGGGCGAGTCTCCCGAAGCGGCTACGGACGAAGTCACGGTTCACAACCTGCCGTTCCGCATTCTCGACCCGGGCGACGGCACTGCCGCAATCAAGCTCACGTACGTCGAGCCGGGTACTCCGGTCGAGCCGTAATGGCGCAGCGAAGTGCGTACACGATTCGTGTTGACGGACTTCGTGAGTTTCAGCGGAACGTGCGCACCCTGAAAGACAAGGAACTGAACAAGGCCGTGCGCGAAGCCAACAAGGCTTCCGGCGAAGTTCTGATTCCCCAGGCGAAGCACGAAAGCCCGGACGGTAAGCGCGACGCGAAGTCGAGCAAGAAATACCGTCCGGGCAAGCTGGACAAGTCCATTAAGGTCACGGCTTCCGCGAAGGGTGCCGTCATCAAAGCCGGTTCGGCGTCACGTGTTCCGTACGCCGCCGCAATTCACTTCGGTTTCAGGAAGCGGAATATCCGCCCGAACCGATTCCTGTTTCGTGCCATGGCCCGTAAGTCGGACGTCGTGGCCGCTACGTACGAACGCCGCATTGACGCCGTCGTTCGCAAATTCTTGGAGAGTTGATATGCCCGCTAAGAAGCCTGCCTTCGTTGCCCCCGACAACTTCACCCTTGACCTGAAGCTTGATTCTCTGACGCTCGATGAGATTGACGCAATCGAAGAGATCACGGGTCAGCCGCTCGACGCGCTGAACAAGCCGGGTGCTCGACGCGCCCCGATGCTGAAGGCCATGGCCTACGTGACCATGAAGCGCAAGTACCCGGACTTCACCATTGAGGACGCCGGAGCGCTGAAGATCAACCTGAAGGGCAAGGGCAAGCCGGACCCTACCGAAGCCAACGCGTGATTGCTTGCGCACGTCTCGTGTCCCACTTCCGGGGGCTTACGTGGTCGGACGTGCGCGGCATGGAACTTCGAGATTTCAACGCGTTGGTTGAACAGATGGCTGAAGACATTGAGGCGGAACAGAAGCAACTTCGCCGGTCTTCGCGTGGACGTAGTGGCGGCAGTAGCGGCACGGCTAGCGGCAATGAGCGACGCACGCCGGTTATGACTTAGGGGGTGCGTCGTGGCTAAGCCGATTCAGGTCACAATCATGGGTGACGCTGAGCAACTGTCACAGACACTTGACGAAGCGTCGGATGAGATCAGTGCATTCGGTGAGACGGCGAAGGGGCTTGCCGCTGTAGCGGGTGGCGCTATCGCCGTCGGCATCGGCGCCGGTATCGCTGAGGCACTTGAGCGGGAAGCCGGGAACGACGTTCTGACGGCTCAGTTGGGCGCGTCTCCGGCTGAGGCTAAGCGGCTGGGTGAAGCGGCCGGAGAAGTGTACTCAGCGGGTTACGGCGAGTCTGTAGCCGACGCGAACGAAGCCCTGAAGAACCTTTGGCAACAGGGGCTTGTTCCTGCCGGAGCGACCGCCGACGAAATGGCCAACATTTCGAAACAGGCAATGGACGTGTCTACCGTCCTGGGTGACGACGTCGGGCCTACGGCGAATGCGGTTGGTCAGATGTTGAAGACCGGTCTTGCGAAGAATGCGGGTGAGGCATTCGACATTCTGACGAAGGGCGCCCAGGAAGGCGCGAACAAGTCGGAAGACTTGCTTGACACCTTCAACGAATACGGCGTTCAGTTCAAGGGGCTGGGGCTCGACGGCAAGACCGCAATGGGTCTTCTGTCTCAGGGTCTCAAGGGTGGCGCCCGTGACGCTGACCTTGTTGCCGACTCTATGAAGGAGTTCGGCCTAATCGTCCGCGCGGGTGGGGACACGGTCAATCAGGCGTACGCGAAGATTGGCCTTTCCGGCAAGGACATGACGAAGGCCGTTGCCGAAGGCGGACCGGCGGCAGCGAAGGCGCTTGACCAGACTCTTGACAAGCTCCGTGCTGTGAAGGACCCGGCGGAGCGTTCGGCGTTGGCCGTTCAGCTCTTCGGGACCCAGGCTGAAGACATGCAAGATGCGTTGTTCGCGCTCGACCCTTCGAAGGCCGTTGAGTCGCTGGGCAAGGTCGACGGAGCCGCGAAGACCGCCGGTGAAACCATGCACGACAACGCCGCGAACAAGATGAAGGAATTCACCCGGAGCCTGACGACTGGGCTTGTTGACTTCCTGGGCGGCACGGTCATACCGGTTGTCGAGACGTTCGCAAGCAAGCTGGGCGGCGTGGCGTCGGCTATCCAGACAACGGCGTCGTTCATCTCTCAGCACAGCACGACCTTCGGGATTATCGCCGGAGTGATCACGACTCTGATTCTGCCCGCGCTGATTCAGTGGGGCGTTCAGCAAGTCATTACCGCTGCGAGTGTGGTTACCGGCTGGGTCACTACGGCGGCGGCTTCGGTCACGTCGGCAGCAACCCAGGTAGCGGCATCGTGGTCGACCATTGGCGGGTGGATTGCTGCGGCGGCAAGAGCCGTTGTGTCCGGCGCTGTGATCGTTGGCACGTGGGTACTCATGGGCGTTCAGTCCATGATTCAGGCGGCTCGAATGGCGGCAGCGTGGCTAATCGCCATGGGCCCGATTGCGCTTCTGATTGCAGCGATCATCGGCCTTGTCGTCATCATCGTTGCCAACTGGGACACGATTTGGGAGTACACGAAGAAGGTCTTTCAGTGGCTTTGGGACTGGGTCAAGAAAATCTTCAATTGGCTGAAGGACCTATTCCTTAACTTCACCG